CGTTGGGCGCAAGCAGACCGCTGAGCATGTTGCCAACCGGATGGCGGCGTGGCATCGGTCTGCTGCCCCCGAGAAATCAAAGGCTCATCTCGTCTCAATGAACCTGGCTAGGGTGGGAACGCCTCTGTCGGACGAGCATCGGTCCAGAATAGCCGCGGCCAACGCGGGAAAGCAGAACGCGCTTGGGTGCAAGCGGTCTGAGGAGTTCCGGCGGAAACTATCTACGTATTGGGCCGAACACGTAACTGAGCACAATCGTTACGTTGACGGCACATGGAAGACGAAGACGAAAACCCGCAACTCCATTGACAATCGGTTGTGGCGTGAACGCATCTTTGCGCGAGACGATTGGAGATGTGTGCGATGCGGTGAGCGTGGCGGTGAACTCCAGGCTGACCACATTAAATCGTATGCGCACCATCCAGAACTACGTCTGGACCTCAAGAACGGCAGGACGCTTTGCCTACGCTGCCATCGGACTCGTCGGCAGTGGGACAAGCCTGACTCTGGCGTGGAGCTGCCGATCTAGCGTCCGGAGCGCGGACGGACGCGGCTGGTTGGTGAGGGAGGCGTGGCGGTCACATAGGCGGCCACGCCTCCAATCGGCGAGAGGGGTGGGACTCCGATGGTGTGGGCCGACGCAGATCCAGCACTGAAACTCGTCACGCCCCCGACGGCGGAGCCCCTCAGCTACGAGCAGGCCAAGGCGTTCCTCCGCCTGCCTGACGACACCGACACCGCCTACGTCCTCAGCCTCATCACGGCCGCCCGCTCGAAGGTCGAGCAGGACACCGGCCTGCTGCTGATGACCCAGACCTGGGATCTCAGCTTCGACGAGTTTCCGTCGGATGCGATCCGGCCGGCGGCCTGCCCGCTGCAGTCGGTGACCTCCATCACGACGGTCTCGGTGGCCGGCGCCTCGAGCGTGCTGGCCGCCACGAACTACCAGGTCGACATCGCGTCGATGCCGGGGCGCATCGTGCTGAGCGACAGCGGCGCCTGGCCGACCGACCTGCGGGACACGCACGCCATCACGATTCGCCTGGTCGCCGGCTACGCGAGCGCGGCCCTGGTGCCGGAGCCGCTGAAGCTGGCGATGCAGCAGATCCTGTCGGTCTACTACCAGCACCGCACCGGTATGACGATGGTGCTCCCGCCGCGGTGGCTCGGCTATGACGCGCTCATCGCGCCCTATCGCCTCTGGGGAGCGGTCTGATGGCGCTGGGGGTGCGCTACTCGGCGATCAACGCGGTCAGTGACGCCATCGTCACGGCGCTGAACGTGCCGGCGGTGCGCACACTCTGCCCCGGGGGCGTCTACCGGGGCCTGACGGCGGCCCAGACGCCGCCCGTGCTCTACGTCGGGCGCTGCACCGAGCGGCCGTGGGACACGTTCGGGAAGAGTTTCGGCTCGCTGGTGACGGCGCAGATCCGGTGCGAGACCTCGGGCGCCGACGCGAACGGGGAGAGCCGGGCGGCGGGGATTCTCAGCAAGTGCCTCGAGCTGCTCGACGACGTCACGCACCTGACGGTGACGGGCTGGACGGTGCATCAGATCGCCTGGAACGACACGACGATGGACACGATCGCCTATTCCGACGGGGGCCTCGGCTACGTGGGGACGGCGACGATCACGGTGGCCGTGCGGTCCACCTAGCAGGAGCAGGACATGGCAATTTTCACGGCCACCGACGCGCGCATCTACCTGGCGCAGTTCAGCCTCGGGGCCTTCTCGCGCAGCGTCGAGCTGACGCACAAGGCCGCGGCGCTGGACGCGACGACGTTCGGCAACACGACCAAGGTCCACCTGGCCGGGCTGAAAGAGATCAACCTCAGCTTCTCGGGCTACCAGGACTACGCGCTGCTCGCGCCGGACGCGGCGTTCGATTCGAAGTTCGCCATCGTGGACGCGCCGGTCACGCTCTCGCCGGATGGGGGGGAGGTGGGCGAGACCGCCTACTTCTTCAAGGCGCTGCACGCGGAGTACACGCCGATGTCGGCCACGATTGGCGAGATGGCGCCCTTCAGCGCCTCGGCGTCGGCCTCGAGCGGCAAGCTCGTGCGGGGCGTCATCGCGGCGACGGGCAGCAAGACCTCGACGGCCGCGGGCACCAGCCAGACGCTCGGGGCGGTCTCGGCCACGCAGAGCATCTATGCGGCGATGCACATCCTGAGCGTGACCGGCACGAATCCGACGCTGGACATGATCGTGCAGTCGGACGCCGACGACAACTGGGGCGCCGGCGCCACGACGCGGGTCACGTTCACCCAGGCGACGGCCGCCGGCAGCCAGTTCCTGAGCGCGGCGGGCCCGGTGACGGACACCTACTGGCGGGTGAGCTGGACGATCGGCGGCACCGCGACGCCGACCTTCAACATCGTGGTGGCGATCGGGATCGCCTAATCAAGCGATCTTCAACCGAGGAGTGAGGACATGGCGATCTTTGCAGCGACCGACTACTACGTTTCCATCAACGGGGTGGACCTGAGCGACTGGGTCAAGACCGTCGAGATGCCGCACAAGGCCGCGGCGCTCGACAAGACCACGTTCGGGTTGACGACCAAGGTGAACCTGGCCGGCCTGAAGGAGTGGTCGCTGACCATCACCGGCTACCAGGACTACGCCGCGGCCGCGCCCGACGCCACGCTGAACGCCCTGGTGGGCGGCGCGGCAGTGACGGTCATCGTGCGGTCGACCTCGAGCGCCGACAGCGCGACGAACCCGAGCTACACCGGGTCGGCCATCTGCACGGACTACAACCCGATGGCGGGCACGATCGGCGAGATTCCGACGTTCACGGCGACCTTCGCGTGCGGCGGCGCGCTGTCGCGCGACGTGACGCCGTAGCGAGCGGGCCCGAGGCATCGCGGGCCTTGCAGACTGTCGCTGCGTTGCGATGCCCTGACGCGGCGCGACCGTGCCCGGCGGGCCAATACCGGGCCTTTTTTCAGGAGGGCATCGTGGCGTCACTCAAGAGCCGGGCTACGCAGTTCCCGGTGCCGCAAGAGCCGGGCGAGTGGATGGCGTTCCGGCGGTTATCCGAGCAGGAGATCCAGTCGCGGGCGGATCTGTCGACGGAGGCGTTCTCCGAGCTGGACACGCCGGCCCGCTTCGAGCTCGCGCTCCGCTGGCTGGAGGCGTGCCTGGTGGGCTGGAGCTACGACGAGCCCTGCACGGTCGAGACCTGCCGGGCGCTGCTCGACCGGCCGACGCTGGTCTGGGCGTTCCTGAAGGCGTTGTCCCATTCGCTGGGGATGGAGACGCTGGAGGAAAAAAAAGTCGACTTGCCGGCTTCCATCGGTATCTCGACGGGGAACCCGGCGCCGAGTGCCCCCACGAGTGGCTCCTGAGCGCCGTCTGCGACGGGTTCCACTGCACGCCGTCGCAGGCCCGCCAGGAAGTGGAGACCGACCCGGATCGGACGGCGTGGCGGATTCTGGAATTGCGGGCCTACGCGCAGACGAAGGCGGCGATCGACCGCGCGAAGAAGCCCGAGGACGTGCCGCACGGGCCGATGGCGACGCTGGTGCGGGAGATTGACATGCAGCTCTGGCGGGAACGGCGGGCGCGACGTGGCCAATAGCGTGACGTTTCGGTTCTCGGGCGCGGAGCAGTTCGTCGTGGACCTCCACGACTGGCGCGACGGTCTCCGCGATCAGGTGCAGGCCGCCGCGGTCGCGGCGGGTGACGCGATTGTCAGCGAGGCCCAGACGCGCCTTCCCTACAAGACTGGCAATCTCCGGCACAACGTCAAGGCGCGCGACGAATCCGAAGGCGACACCGTGATGGTCCGCGCGCGGTCACTGGCGAAGCATTCGCATCTGGTAGAACGCGGCACGGCGCTGCGCCGCACGCGGCGCGGGTGGTCTCGCGGGCGGATGACGGGCCAGCCAATCTTCATCCCGGCGGCCATCACGAAGCGCGCCGACTTCAAGCGGCGCGTCCTCGAGATTCTCCGGTCGCCCGCGCCGGCCGTCGGCACCGGGACGCCAACCGTGACGGGGAGTCTCTGACATGGCCCTCCGCGCAAGCCTTGGCGCCGACTTCTCCGACTTCAGCTCGGCCATCAAGAACGTCGAGGTCCAACTGAAGACCGTCGGCGAGCAGTCGAAGAATGCCGCGAAAGACCTGACGCGGATGGCCGAAAGCCTCTCCGGGTCCAGGGTCGCCCGCGAGGCCGAGCTCAT